CCGGCGGCTCGCGCGCGCGCGCGGAGGTCCACGAGAACCGCCTCTCGGAAATCCAGCAAGGACGGGTGAACGACTGGTGCCGCGTCCTCCGGGAACACGCGATCCGCCTCGCGAAATTCCACTGGCCGGCCCAGCGCGTCGACCGCGCCGGCATCCAGATCAAGGCGGCCGGCATGTCGCCCGGACAGGCTCAACTCTTCAAGGAAATCCTCCTCAAGATCCTCGACGCCGAGACCATGCTCGAAAAGGGCGAGGCCATCCCGATCAAGAAGCGCATCGACGCGCTCGGCATGGCCGAAGACCTGGGGATCTCGCTCCGGCCCTTCAAGGAGGCGCAAGAGGAGTGGGACGCCGAGCGCGCCGAGGCGGAAGCCAAGGCCGAGGAGAGCTCGGGGGGCGAAGGGGGAGGGGTCAAGATCACGCCCGAGATGGAGAAGCAGGCCGAGAAAGAGCTCGCGCGCATGGGCGCGCTGGATGAATAGAACGTTCCAAAAACGACAGAAGGAGAAACTGCTATGGGTCGAGTGAGAGACGCGGGGAACAAGAGCTACGGCGCGGTCCGGATTTCCGACTTCGCCAACCTCCTGGACGAGGAGACGATCACCATCGGCGACCCCGACAACGGCGGGAAGGTCTTCGAGTGGGACGACGACGACGCCCTCGCCAACGCCGACGCCGTCGCGGTCGAGATCGGCGCGAACGACGCCGAATGCATCACCAACCTACGCGACGCCATCAACGACAACATGGGCGCGCTGCTCGTGGCCTACGTCGACCCGGTCGACACGAAGGTCCTCCGGATCGAAGGCGCCGACGCCGGCGCCCTGGGGAACCTCGCCTTCGAGACGGACATGAGCGACGGCGGAAACGTCATCGCGGCCGTCTCCGACCTGCTGGAGGGCGGCTCGAACGACGAGAACCGCGCCCGCGCGGGAGACGAGTACACCGTGACCGCGATCGACGCCCTCGCCGAGAACATCATGATCCCGACGCCCTTCTCGGCGCCGGTCCTCGGCAACCTGCGCGTCGTGTCGTCCTCCGACGTGCCGAAGTACTACACGTGGAAGCCGACCATCTCGGGATCGCGGATCAAGATCTCGAAGAACGGCGCGACCGATCTGGTCGAGGGCGACAAGATCACGTGGGAGGCCTTCAGCGGCGAGTAACCCCGATACCTTTCGCGCCGGGAGGCCCTCGAGCAATCGGGGCCTCCCGGCCATGACATAACGCGGAGGAGAACCGAATGGCCCGATACCCCGTCGTCCCGCAGATCATCGACCAGGCCGCGCCCGGGGCGAATACCGATATTCTGCCCGAGGACTTCGTCCTGCCCTACGAGGGCGTCCAGGAAGTGACCATCGACGTCACCCTGGCGATCGCGGGCAAGGTCAATCTGGTCATCAAGCCGGGCCCGGAGTCTCTCGGCGCGGCCGCCGCGGGCGTCATCCAGGCCATCGCGTCGTCCCTCCTGGCGGACGGCGACTACTTCACCCTCAAGGACGGGACGCTCACGAAAGCGTTCGAGTTCGAGCGCGTCCGCGCGGCGACCGGAACGATCACGACGGGAACCGGCGCGAACATGGTCGCCGGGAAAGTCATCACCATCGACGACGGCGTCAACGACCCGGTCGTCTTCGAGTTCGTGGCCGACGCCGAGGACATCGCCGACCCGGCGAACATCCCGGTGGTCTTCGCGGGCACCGAGACCGCGGCCGAAATGCGCGACCTCCTCCTCGCGGCGATCCAGGGATCGGACCTGGATATCACGGCCACTTCGAGCGGAGCCGCCTCGATCGCCCTCGAGAACGACCTCGCGGGGACGGTCGGCAACGTGGCCATCACCGAGGACATCGCCCACGTTTCCTACGTCGTCGCGGGCATGAGCGGCGGCCTCGGGGCGATCGGCGTCACCGGCGGCCGCGTGGCGGTCACGGTCGACCCCGCGGCAACGGCCGCCGAGGTCGCGGAGGCGATCGTCGAAGCGGTCAACGGCGTGGGCGCCGGCCTCGCCATCACGGCGGAGCAGGACGAGGACGACGATACGAAGGTCAACCTGACGAACGACGAATACGGGTCCGCCGGCAACATCGCGAACACGGAGAACGTGACGAACGCGGGCTTCACGGTGTCGGGAATGGCCGGGGGCTACGGCGGCAACGTGACGGCGGTCCTCGACATCAACGGGGCGGCGAATCTGGCCCCGGACGCCGTCTACTCGAAGACCTACATCCTGACGTCCGGGTACGCCTACAACCTCCAGTTGACGGTCGACGGGATCATCCGCTCGCTAGCGGTTTCCTCGAAGCACTAAACCGATGGGCATTTCAAGAGATCTCCTGGTCCTGCTCGGAAGCGACCGCAACGTAGCGGAACTGGAGAGACTCTACGCCCGCACCATCGACAGCATTCTCCGGGAGCTCGCCGCCGGCGTCTCCCGCGCGGGAGCGGGCCGTGCCCGGGACACCCTGATTCGGATCCGGCAACTAGCCGCCAAGATCAACCCGCGCGCGGACTCCCAGGTCCGCGACTGGATCCGCCGGGAGTTGCCGAAGGCCTTCATCCTCGGGGACAAGGATACGGCGCGGGACGTGCTGGCGACCCTCGCCCAGGCCGGCGCCGAGAGCGTCGCGGGGGTGCGGGTCTCGGACGGCTTCAGCGGCGCGAGCAACGCCCAGCTGAACATCCTGATCGCCACCATGACGGCCCGGCTCGAGGAGATTCATCGTCAAGTTCTCCAGACGGCGGGCTTCGTCATCCGGAATACCCAGCTGAAGGCCCAGGCAAACCAGGAAATCCGGCAGACCATCGTCGACGGGATCGTGAGAGGGAAGACGGGGCGCGACGTTTCCAACGACATCGCGAAGGCGATCCTTACGGGCAAGGTTTCGCCGGACGCCGCGGAGCGGTTGCGCGCCGCGGGCCACGCCGGCGACATCGAGCTCTACAAGCAGCTCTCCGAGGGCCAGTTCATCACGGTGGGCAAGAAGAGGATGGACGTCCGGGCCTACTCGAATCTGGTCGCCAAGACCATGACCCGAGAGGCCGCGACCGTCGCAACCGTGGCGCGCCTCCAGCAGAGCGGAGTCAACCATATCCAGGTGAGCATGACGATGCCCACCGATCCGGACGTCTGCGCCCTCATCGCCGGGAACGTCTACTACGTCGGCGCCGGCGCGGATCCCCTCGGATTCCCCTCCTACACCATCATGCCGGGCGGCAAGATCCCGGCCCATCCGCATTGCCGGCACGTCGCCATGCCGTTCGTGGCGGCCCTCAAGACCGAGCCCCTCCTCGACTCCCTTCGCGGAAACGTCTTCGCCGCGGAGAGCTTCTTCGGGACCGACAGCAGCGAGGCCTCGAAGCGCATCGGCGTCTTGGTCAAGGCCGGCGGGGTCGCGGCGATCGAGAAGTTCAACCCGCGGCTGTTCGGCGCCGAAGCGCCGCCCCGCGGCATCTCGGCGAAAGGAGTCGCGGCGTGAAGAATTCCCTCCTGCTCTATCAGGGCAACGCCTTTGCCGGGCAAGGGCCCCGCAAGTTCGTCAAGGACGTTCTCCGGGTCGGAAAGTGGATCCATCCGATCACGAAGCAGATCGTCGACATCACGCAGGACAGAATCCGGAACCTGGTCAAGAACACCGAAGCCTATCGGGATACGCTCGACCGAAAGGCGGTCCCGTTCCAGGACGGTCACAACTTCGACGCGAAGAAGACTCTCGGCTGGTGGAATCGCTTCTGGGTCGACGGCGATCGACTCGTCGGAGAGGTCGAGGTCACCGACTCCGAGGCCGCCAAGAAAATCGAGGAGCGATCGATCCGCTCGGTCTCGGCTCGGATCGATCCGAACGTCAACGACACCAAGGGCGGCGTCTTCGACGAGGCCTTCACGCATGTCTGCGCCACGCCGCTCGCGGTCCTCGACGGTCAACACGACTTCATCAAGCTTTCCAGGGAGGCCGACAGTATCGACCTCCTGATCCCCTCCGAATTATCGGGCACGGTGCCCGAGGGACATAAATCCAAGGAGGATGCGATGAGCATCAAAGCAGTGGCGCTCGCCCTCGGGCTGACCGAGACCGCGACGCCGGAACAGGTCGAAGCGGCCGCGAAGTCGGCGCTCGAAGCCCAGAAGGTGAGCCTCGCCCAGGTCAAGACGGAGCAGGACCGCGTCGCGGCCCTCGCCGCCGGCCTGAAGGAGCACGGCCTCGAGGCCAAGGACGGCAAGGTCGTCAAGCTCGCCGCGGCGCCGACGTCCGACGAGACGCCGAAGGAGAAGGAGCAGCGCCTCCGGGCCGAGAAAGCCGAGGCCGCGGTCGCCCTCTCGCGCCTCCAGGGCGTCAAGTCCAAGATCGAAGCGGCGGCGAAGGAGTTCGTCATCACGCCCGCCCTGGTCCCGGCCTTCACGGAGCTCGCGTCGATCGAGAGCGAGGTCCAGGCCCTCTGCCTCTCGGCGGACGGCGCGGCGGTCCAGAAGAAGGGCGTCAACGCCCTCGAGCGCGTCATGGAGATCATCACGGGCCTGCCCAAGAAGTTCGAGGGCTCGCTGCAGCAGCTGTCCGGCCAGCAGCTGGACGAGCAGGAGAAGGTGAAGGCGGACGCGAAGAAGCGCGTCGCGGCCGTCCTCGCCCGCACCACGGGCGGGACCGGCGAGGAGGGCAAGGAGTAGTCACCGGCACGTTCGCGGTCCGCGGCCGGTCGCCGTGGTCCGCTGGAAAAATGAAAAACTGAAAGGACGGAAGACATGGGCTACAAGCAGGAAAGCGGTCAGGACCAGCTCCCCGGCGTCAGCGACGCCGTCGAGCAGACCCAGAAGGTCTACAAGTACGACAACGTCCACGCGGCCTTCGACGGCGTCCGGATCCACAAGGACACGGACGACGAGGGCAACTCCGGCTCGGAGCACAAGCTCCGCCCCGGCCTCGTGCTGGTGAAGGTCATCACCGGCGAAAACGCGGGGATGTACGTGGACCTCGACCACGCCGACGCGCCGGCGAACGGCGACGTGTCCGACGTCGTCATCCTCGACGAGTGGAAGGACCTCAAGGACAAGACCGGGACGCGCCAGAACGTCCAGGCCAAGGTCATGGTCCACGGCCAGGTGGTCGACGCGCAGCTGGAGTACAACAGCGCGGACGCGACCCGTCAGGGCATCGCGCAGGGAAAGGCGAAGCTCATCCGCTTCGTGTAGAAGCGGAGCGGATGGGGCTGCCCCGGTCGGGCTCGCCCTGATATTGGGGGAACGTAAGGAGAACTAGGTCATGAGCAAGGACATGGAAATCTTCCGTCAGGAAGAGCTGACGGAGCTGGTCCAGAAGTACAAGAGCGCGGGCACTCCGCTGATGAACCGCGGTCTCGTCACCACCAGGAACATCGGCGGCAAGTCGATGCAGTGGGACGAGAAGACGGACCTCGAGGACGTCGGCTCGTACACCGGAGACAACGATCCGGCCAACGTGATCGACGAGGAGCTCCTGGGCAACCGCTCGGCGAAGCTGATCACCAGCTTCGATTCCGACGCCTTCGACGCCGAGGAGATGCTCCAGATCCGCCGCGCCGGATCCGAGGAGAAGGAGACCATCGAGAACAAGGTCGCCGAGAAGATGCAGCGCCTCTCGGACATCCACGCGCGCCAGGACGAGCACATGCTCTCCCAGGGCCTTCAGGGGTCGGTCGTCGTCAAGATCAAGAACCTGACGCACACGATCGACTTCAAGTTCAACGCCGCGAACCACTTCAAGATCGGCGGCGGCGGCGGC